TCGCTCGCCGCGCTCCAGCTCTCCGCCGTGTCGGCCTGCGGCGTCCAAGTCTCGGCCGTGTCCGGCTCCGGTTCCCATTTCAGCCGCCCGGCGGCCGATAGAGCGGCCGATCCCGAGAGCGCCGCCGCCGCGGACTGTATGACCCCGCCCGCCGCCGCCAGAGCAGCCGACCCAGAGAGGGCCGCGCTGTCGATGTAGACGACGTTCGCGGTCGCGGTCTGCGTCGCGGCCCCAGAGAGCGCCGCCGCCCCGAGCCGTACCCTTACCCCCTCGGCCGACTGGCTCGCCGCCCCGGACATCGCCGAGGCCGCGAGCCGCACCCGCAGCGCATCCGCCGCGAGCGTGGCCGCCCCAGAGACCGCCGCGGCGCCGAGCCGCACGCGGACCCCTACGGCCGCCAGAGAGGCCGCGCCGGACATCGCCGCGGCGCCAAGCGCCACACGCTGCCCGGAGCACGCAAGCGCCCCAGAGGCCGCCAGAGACGCCGAGGCGTCCTCTACGATGACCGCCGCGGCCGTCTGCGTCGCAGAGGCCGACATGGCGCTCGCGGCGAGGCGCACACGCACCCCGACCGCAGTCACCGTCGCGGCGCCACTCACGGCCGCCGCGCCGAGCCTCACCCTCACGCCTACGCAAGAGAGCGAGGCGGCCGCGCTTAAACTGGCAGCGCCCTCCTTCGGGTCGATGCCATACCTGCCACGGCCGTATAACCCGGAGCCGTAGCCTGCCATCAATTAATCCAGCGTGATGTCGAGGTCGCCCGCCGGGATACGGAACACGTCCCCAGACGCGATGGTCTTGCTCGAGGTCAGCGCTCCGTGGAACAGAAGATTGCCGCCGGTCAGGTTGTCCCAGACCGCGACCCAGCCGACCGTGCCCCACGACGCCGTGGCGGTCGGGAACTCAATCGCCGAGGTGTTCGACGCCGCGTTGCCGGAGATGGTCGAGGCGAACGACTGGCGCGCGTAGCTGCCGCCGCTCACCTCCGTGCCCGTGCCGGCGTCGGTCGGGTCGGCCGTATGCAGGCCCAAATAGACCGTCGTCGGCGACGTGTACGCCGTGTTCGACAGCACATGCAGGAGGATCTTGTTCTCGAGGTAATTGGAAAATGCGCTCACGGGATAACCCTCGTCGGTTTGACTTTCATGGACAGGCGCCCCTGGCTGAATGCCGCGCGCTCGTTCTGTAGGATCATGTCTTCGATGGCCTGCGCGTAGAGCGGCGTCCAGAGCGCCACCCGCTCGTCGTCGCGCAGGTACGGGGCCGCCTGCAAGAGCGACCCGTAGAGGTAGACATCAGGGTGCCGCTCCAGCACCCAATTCGACGCATTGGAGTCCGACAGCTTGGCGAGCGTCGCCACATAGGTGAGCTCGGCCGTGTAGCCGGTATCGGGCGGCGGCAGCACCTCGATCTGGCCGCCGACGAGCGCGAAGTACCGCGGCTTGCCGCTGGTGCGGAAGACCTGCTTCTTTGCGTCCAGCTCGTCTTCGGTCAGGAACTCAAGCGGCTGCACCGGCGAGGTCGAGGTCAGCACCAGCGACTTCGCGGACAGGAAGTCCGACGGCAGCGCCGAGAACGGCGTATCGATGGTCGCGGTCGCACGCTTGACCATCTTCTGCGTCGGCAGCCGGCGCTCGATCTGCGCCTCGGCGAGCGAGATGAAGTCGGGGATGACCGACGTCAAATCGTCGCGGTTCAGCCAGTCGGCGAGCGACGCTTTAAGGTTGCTGTATGAGGCTAGTGCCACCTTCCACCTGCTCCTTCACCGCCCATGCGCCTTCGTGCGAATACTCGAAGGTGCCGATGTGCTTTACGTGCTGCGAGAGGTCATGGTCGACGAGCGTCTCGTAACCCGCCTCCTTCGCCTTGCGGCAGAAGAAGACATCCTCCCCGATGTAGTGGTTGCCGACCGTCGAGTACGGGATGGCGAACCACGGCTGCTCGACCTTCTCGAACACCTCACGCTTGACCATCATCACGCCCATTCCGACGTAATCGACGGCCTCGAGGCCCTCGGACTCCGGGCCGGTGTATACCCTTTC